AAATATCCGGCGAGTACATATATGATGAACACGCCGAAGAAAGCTACCGTCACGCCCGCCCTGTCAAATGGTTTGCCGAGATGTATCGCAATCAGTTCGAACAGGATATTCAAGCCTCCCTCTGTGCGCTTATGACTATCTGCGAAATAAAACAGGAAGCAAGGATTAAGAAAGTTGTTTCCATGCAGCAATGCGTTGCCAGCCCGCCAAAAACATTCGTTCGAGATTTGGAAGTTGAATCTCTCGAAGAAATTTCTGATTTTCTCATACGGAATTACAAAGGTCATGGGCTTGCCCGAATTATCGAGGCTATTCTAAAAGCAAAAGGAGCTACCGTATATCGCAGCCCAAAGGGTGCTGACCATGGCGTTGATTTACTTGTCTCTTTTGGCGAGTTCGGTTTTGACGCTCCAAAAATTTGCGTACAAGTAAAATCAACCGACGAAGCCATTGAGCGCCCTGTCTTAGACCAACTTATCGGTACTATGCAGAATGTCGGTGCAGATTACGGTCTGTTGGTTTCGTGGGGTGGTTTCAAAAGCTCAATAATAAGAGAAATTCCAATGCAATTCTTCAAAATCCGGCTGTGGTCGCACATTGAGATTCTCGAAGAATTGTTAAAGTGTTACGACCTGTTGGACGAAGAAATAAAGCAGGAAATTCCCTTAAAACAAATATGGGTGCTTGATAACAAAGAGGAGAACGAGGTTTAATCGTTCTCCTCTATTATTTTTCTTTGTCGTGTCTGACCGGGTTTCTATCCTCCTCTAACTCGGAGGCAATGTAGAATAGCTGCATACGTCGGCTCATTCGTTCAAATTCCTCCGGGCGGAGATTATGTCTCTGCCAAAGAACGTGCGCCCAGTACGCCGTGCCTCCTGCCTCCCGTATTAGTTTTTTGCGTCAGACAGCTCCTCGTCGTCGCTCACGCCTGCCGCAAGTCCAAGAGCCTGCATAACAATACGGGAAACGTGCTGGTACTCGTCTGCCTTGCTGAATACCTTGAGAGGCATATCTGTAACATCTACGCAGCCGTAATACTTCATCAGCTCCGGGTCTTTTAAATCCGGGTACTGCAACGCCTCAACAATCATGTGGCGGCTGGCCTTTGCACTGTCTCTCTCTGTTTTCCAAATCACCTCGCCATTGGCTACGAGAGGATTTCCCTTTTTGTCGGTCGCCATGCTGTGGCGACGATAAGCGTCGTTAATACGGGTGATTTCCTCCTGCGTGAGCTTCTTGATTTCAAACTGCACTACGTTGCCGTCGTCGTCCTTAAAGCTGTCCGGGCCGGGTGCGGTAACAATTTCCGCCTCTGTGCTGCGCATAAAATATTTCAAATCTTTCTTAGCCATGATGAATAATCTCCTTTACTGTAAAAATAAAGCCCCTCCGGGTATTACCGCAGAGGGGCTACTGATATTTGGTTGTTCCGCTGCCGCTTACACAATGTCCTTTGCATTGAAGTTGATAGCGTCGTCCACAACGTCGCCGCCGCTATCCAGTGCTGTAAGAGGCAAATCCCCGGTCAAAACGCAGCCAACGCAGGTTACGGTATCGCTGCCGTATGTTGCGTAGTAGTCGCTGTTTTCGTCGTTCATAATGCCCTGAATTTTGATTTCCGGGGTTGCGCCCGTCTTTTTGTACTCCTTGATTTTCTCACGAAGCCAGTTGTTAGAACGACGACGGGTAATCGTTCCTGTAATGGAATAGCCAAGCCAGCGAGAGCTGTTTGTGCGCTCTCCGAGCTGCTTTCCAGTCCACACGTCCGGGGTGAATTTGATGTTGCAGGTTACGCTATCAACACATTCCACCCCGTCGATAAATACCTTTCCCTCTCTAAGGGAAATCGGGTTTTTGTTGTATTCCATATCCGCTTATCCTCCTTATCTCGTCGAAATGGTGAAGTACAATTTTTCTGCACTGTCAACAGGCTGCAGACCGACGTTGAAGAAAGTCTCGTCACCGTGGCTGGTGTCTCTGTCAACAAGGAAGTCGTTATCGTAGTCCACGTCAGTAATCGCTCCTGCGTCCTCGAACTGCTTCAAAATGGTGCGGCCAATGCCCTCCATAATGTCCCAGCCGACGGAGTTGTTATCGTACTTGTTCGGAGGGAAGTTGAGCTGCAGGCTCTCCGCAAACGTATCGAACACACGGATAACTCTGTTCTTACGGTAGGTCTTGTCTTTGCCGTCCGCAAAGGTTGTGAGCGTGTTGATGTCGTATTCAACAACTACCGCTCCAGCCTCGCTCACGGAGAAGAAAAATTCGCCATTGTTAATAGCGGCTACCGCCTCCTCGTGCGTCTTAGGGTCAACAACCTCTGTTGCGCCCTCATACTCGACGTAGGTGTTACTCTGGGTATTCTTGGCCGCCGCTGTCGCTGCTGCTACCCATGCGCAAGCCTCTGCGTGGGTGAGGGTCATGCTGTCAACAACAACAGAGTTTGTAACACTGATAACGCCCTCGTAGTCCTTGCTCTTTGTGTCCGGCATAACCACCTGTACGCCTTTGCCGATGTTCTCACGGATATACTTGATTTTGGTTTTCGCTGCCGCCTGCAGACTATCATCGGTAATTGGGAAGCATACCGTATTGAACTTTACGCCCTCCCACTTGTCGATGAACTTCGTAACATCAGCGTTCGCCATATCTGTATCAGTACCTCCCGTGAGGTTTGCCCCGGCTACTGCTGCGAGCTTTCCTGTGCCGCTGAATGTGATGTACTCGTTGTCCTCTGCAACCAGCTCCTCAACGGTGGTGAGGCCGTTATACTCTGATACCTTGCTGCCGTCGAGATATACCAGAACGTCGAAGCCGCTCACCGGGTTTGCCACTACCGCAAAGCTCAATTTGTTTCCACGGCTGCCGCCATACTTTGCAGTAGCGGTTACTGGTGCGCTCGTCACCTTTGCCTGTGTTCCGCTGTTCACACGGTAAACAAGCACCTTTGCAGCCTTTTTGAACGCTTCACGGATAAGCAACATCTGTCTGTTGTCGTCCTTGTCGTAAATGCTGTAACCCAGCTTTTCGATAGCTGCGTCCGGGCCGCTGCAATCAAGGGTAATATATTCCCCTACCGGCCCCCAGTTGTGTTTTGTCAGAGGCACAATAACCGTGCCTCGGTCGCTGATACCAAGAGTGTCGTGTACGGTACTAACAAAATTGATGTAAGTACCCGGACGGGTCTTTCCTACCAGCTTGTCGAATGTTCCGCCTGCCATTTTACTTTACCTCCTTGCTGCACCATTCTTTGATGTGTGCTTTCATTTCTTCGACGGTGTACTCTCCCGTCATGCCGTGCGTCGCCCCTGCGTAAGTGCATGAGGAAACGCCAAAAAGCTGTCTGCAGTCCACAGCCAGCCTCTCAACAGTGAACTTTGGAGCGGTTTCCTGCGCCTGTTCTGCCGCCTCCGCTCCGGCTGTTGAAGTGTTCTTTGCTGCCATTGCTTTACGCCTCCTTTATAGTGTTCCGGGAGCTGCCCCGGTTGTCTTTGGTGGTGTGGGTAGTGTCACCGCATAATGCTCAATCGCCTCTGCGTATGCCGCTGGTATTGTCCGTGTTATATACATATCCGGGTTGTTCCAGCCCTCCACCTCATAGCTCTGCATTTTGACCGCTGCCTCTGCGTCGTATGGTCGGCGGCTCGCCCAATTCAATGTGAGCTGGGCTGCCCCGTTGTCCAATACCTTGAGTTTTGGGTCGTATAATCTGATATTTTCCCTTGCCCTTTCACCCGTTTCGTCAATAAGGGGAATGAGGTTACGGTTTCCTTTTATCGCCGTCAATACTGCCAGTCCAAGTGCGTATGCCTCCTGCGACGTTGTTGCAAACATTTTGATATACCATGCGTATTCCATGCTGTACGTCTCAAAGGTTTCGCCCCCGGTTGTGATTTCCGGCGTGGGGAAGTAAACCGCCGGGACAGTGAAGTGCTGCGGCACTTCGTAATAGTACGGCGAGGGGTTTCCTGCTCTGTCGAGCGTGTATTTCATTATGCTTGCCAATTCCTGCTCAAGCACTTCTCCACCTCCTCCGTGTTATCCGCCGAAATAATTATTAAGCCACTGCTGCAGCTTTGCTTCCAAAAGCTCCGGGTAAATCCTGTCGAGTATGCGCAATGCGCTGTCCCAATAGTGCTTTCCCTCTACCCAGTGTTGCTTTAACAGCATTCCGGTCTTTTTTTCTGCTGGGTCGTAAATAAAGCGGTCGCCCTCCCAATACCCCGGCACCCAGCGTCTCTCTACGCCTTTGGTATTAGTCCAGTGACCGTCATTAACATAGCTTGCATAATCGACGTTCGTTCCGACTTCCAGTATTAGTCCGCCCTCTTTCAGCTCCCATACGTTTCCGTCGCCGCCCTTTTCAAAGCTGGCGAGGAGCTGTCTGCTGTCCATTACTTTCCGTCGTATAATCTCGTCTTGCAATATCCTCAAGAACTCGTTTCCAAGTCCCTCCAAAAACAGCTCAAACTCTTTGCGAAATTCTCCCTTTGCCGCATTCTCGACGCTGCCGAAAAACGCCTTGAAATCTGACATATCAATATCCACATAGCTCATAGGGCTTTCTGCTCTCCCGTCTTTTTGATGTAGACGAATATATGGTGGCCTCGTATGTCTCTCGGCTGCTCCGCCGTATATTCAAGCCCGGTCGAACAATCAACAATCTTGTCATTGATACGCACGTCCGTCCCGGTCGGCAAGGTGAGTTTGATTTTTGCGTCCATGAGGTTAGCTGGGGCTGTCTGCGTGATTGTCACGCTCTGCGAACGCACACCGAAATGACACCTCTGGCCGCTGATGTCTGGCTCTGCTGGGTACGAAAAAGAGGGAGAGGCCGCCAGCCCGTAGCCGGGCGAGGCCTGCTCCTCCTCTATGTGGTAGATGTCGCAATGGTGGTCTAAAAGGTTTTCTAAACTCATGGCCGCACCTCCCTTAGAGCTTTCTCATACGGAGCGTTACCCCGTTTCTCGGCTCTGTTATCACATAATCGTCAAGCAGTGCCGCAAGGTCTAACGCCTCTACGCTGATTTGGCTTGTCTCGGTGGTGTAGCTGTAATCGTCAAAAGTCTCTGATTTGACCTCTTTCGCTGCGATAGCTGCGTTGTGGGCGTATGCCTCCGCAAGTATAAGAGCCGCTGTCTTTACTGCCTGCGGTATCTCCTCCTCGTTCTTAAACGAGTTGTGAGTGTAGGTTATGATATACTGCTCCGCCCTCGCAATATCCACCGTGAGCCGGGTGTCGCTGCGCTGCTGCACCGCTGGTATCTCGGAGTAGTCTTTGACTTCTTGAGGTGTTACCCACGGTCTATCTGCCATATAGCACCTCCTCCGGCTTACTTCTCCTGCAACTCAACCATAGTAGGGCTGCCCTCGCCGTAGTCTACCTCGTTTTCCTCTCCGTCCTCGTCAGTTTCCGGGTCGGGAATAACCTCTACGGCTGCAATAGCCTCCGCAAATTCAGCCTTACTCTTGAGGCCTTTTGTTTCGATACCCATATCCGCTGCAAGTTTCTTGAGGTCGTCGAGCTTCATGTTCTCAAGCTGCTCTTTGTCGAGGTGCGCCGTTTTCGCCTGCTGCTCCTCCTGCTCCTCAATGAGTTTGAAATACCCGGTGGCTACCGCTGCGTCGGCGGTAGCCTTGTCCTCTGTGAATACGTCCGGGTTGCGGCTTGTGGCTGTGATAACGCCAGTGTAGGAGAGTGCCTTAATCAGTTTCAAATGAAACATAGTCGCTGCCTCCTCTCTTATTTCAGACCCTTAATGATTGCTGTAGCGTCAAGCTCCTCGATAATAGGGTCGTAGTCCAAATGAGTAACGTAGAAACGCTTATCCTGCATAATCGCCTCTTTGCCCTCAACAGTCTTACGGATTTTTACCCCGTAGGTGTTGACAACAATAAGGTTTTTCGGGTCGGTCAACAGGATAGTGTCGTCGCTAAGAGACGGGCATTCAACCGCAGGAATACGGGCCGGTGCGGTGTAAATGCTGTCGGGTACTGCGCCGCCTGCTCCAATCACCTTGTTAAGCAAGAACAGCTCCCATTCCTGCGCTCTACGAGGAGACATAAGCCAGCGGAGCTTTCCGTTGTTGTACTTGTTCGGAATCTGCGCAAGCGTCTTGTAGAACAGGTCGAGGCTCATTTCCCCGGCTGCGGAAGCGTCATAAACGTGTCCGCCGTTGGAAATCTGCTTAATCCAGCCGTCATTGATTTTAAGGAAGTCGTAGTCCTCGTCGGAGCTTTCGGTGCTTTCGTCGCCGTTGAGGTACAAGTCCTCCATATCTACGCCGAGCTGGGAGGTCATAAGGTCGGTGATAATCTGTTCAAGATTCTGGCCCTCGATGTTCTCACGCAGCGTCTCCTCGGTAATCTCCCAAGGCAAGCGCACAGCAGTGGTGCTGTACTCAATCTGGCTTGTCTTTACGCCAGCTCTATAACCGTCGTCGTTGTTCTCGGTCTTTTTGCGCACGATACGACGGCCAATGCCAATCTTGTCGATTTCGCCCGTCTTTGCGGTACGCATTTCGTGGCGGACAAGGCCGCCAAGGTTGGTAGCGTCGAAAGTCTGCTGAATAAACTTTCGAGCCTGCTCCGGGTTAAGAAGCCCGGAAGAAAGAGAGCCAGTCTCAATGGCCGCCTTTCTGATGATGGTGTTGTTTGAAATTGCCATGTTTATTGTTCCTCCTATCGTTTTATTAGAGAATGCCGTGCAGGTAATGTTCCTCACCTGCCGCTTTTTCTACGGTGCTGTCGTTGAGGTTGCTCGGTAAGCCCTTGCTTTTCAGTACAGGCGTAACCGCCTTTTCAACCGCTGCGGAAATCATTTCCTGTACCTGTTCTGCGGTAACAGCCTCCTCGTGCTGCGGTGCAAGTGCCTTTTCGATTGCTGCCTCAACCATTTTCTGAACGCTTTCCGGGGTGATTTCAGCCGGGGTGGTACTCTCCTTACCCTCTGCCTTTTCAACCGCTCCTGCGCCCTCCTGCGTGGTCTGTGCGCCGTCCTGCTGGTCGCCGCCCATTGCCTTTGCGATTGCCTTTTCCACAATCGCTGCTACTTCCTGTTTGGTCACTTCTTTTTCCTCCTTATCGGTTTTGGATTTGTCGTCGTCCTCCGCCTCGTCGGTTTTCTTGCCGTCCTTTTTGTCGTCCGGGTCGTCCTCCTCCGGGTCGTCGAACTCCTTGAGAAATGCTCCAAGGCTTTCATAAATGCCCGTGAGCGTATCTCTGTTCTTGA